TAATTTTATAAGAGTGTGATAATGTTCGGCTTTTTTTGCGCTCATGGTTGCTATTGCTATTTTTTTATTTTGATATAATAAATCAAAAATTTCATGATCAAATTCATTAATAAAATTAGTAATATATAAAGTTTTATTATTACGCTTATTTAAATTTTCAATATTGAAAGCTCTTTTAAAATGATTCATAAAATGAAAACTTCTATTATCTAAATCACCATCTAAACTAATTATATTATCACATTTGTGTAGTAATTGCTCTAAATATTCAAATGTTTGTCTGGCTTTTCCAGAAAATGTTTTTTCAGAATTAAATTGATTTAATAAACTTTCAATCTCATCTAACATTATTAAATCATATTTATGAATTATATTATATGTTATGCCGTCTATTTCTTCAGTTTTTTCAAAATTTTCTAATCTTAATAAGCTTTCTAATTGAATAATTAATCTATTAGAATCTAATCTACCATCTCTATAATCTTCAAATTCTAAATCTTTAAAATTTTTTAGAATATCATCTGATAATGTTTTTCTAAATGATAACCATAAAATTTTTTTAGGATTATATTGTTTAATTACTTGGTGAATAAGTTGAGTTTTTGAACTGCCATAAGGTGATTTAATATTGATAGATTTATATTTATTATTTTTAATTAAGTCGTCAAAATATTGAATTAAATCATCATCAATTTCTAAATTTTTTTTAGTTAAATATTCTTTATCAATCTTAATAGAAATATTTTTATCATGTTCAATTTGTTTTAATCTATTTTGTTTTTGTTCTTGTAGATGACTAAAATATTCAATATTACATTTTTTTACCCAATGCCACAATGAATTTATATTTAATTTTTTACCTGCATTCATATTGAAAGATGCCCATTTTTTTTCACAATCACCATCTCTATATTTTTTACTCTTTTGTGAAATTTCAATATATTTCTCAACTGTTGAACCAATGTTATAAAGTAATAAACCTAAATCAATCCAATTTTTATAATCATCTGTCCATTCAGTTGATAATCCATTTAATAATACATCTAAGTCTTCTATATTTGATGGTGTTGATGTTGTTGTAATAATTTCAACTTGTTTTTTTGTTTTCTTTTCTTTTGGTTTTGGTTCTTCTTTTGGTTTATATTCAAAAAAATATTTTTTTAAATTGATACTATTAGATTTATCAATGTGTTGAAGAACAAAATCTTTTATTTTTCCGTTTTGAATAATGTGAGGGTGTTTAGTAATATTTTTTTTTTCTCTCATGCATTGATTGGGCAGTCTGAACCATGATTTATTTCCATAAACTGATTTATCAATCTTATAATTATATAAATTTTTTATTTCTTCAACAACTAATGATAAATTTTCTAACTCGCTGTAAAATTTAGGTATAGTAATATGATATGAACCGCATTTTTTAAATTTTTGATCATTTGTAGTATATTTAATATCTTTGTCTTCTAGTTTCAAATTTAATTTATTTGTAAAAAAATCTAGTAATGATGATTTAATAGTTTCAATTTTTAAGCCTTCAACTTCTATATCTAAAAAAAATTTGTATTGGTTGCCTTTGTATAATCTTTCATGATATCCATGATCATTTTCTAATGATGGTATAGTGTCATTATATATTTCTTTTAGTTCATTTGCCATCTCATCACTTGTATAATAAGTTTTTAATTTATAAAATTCCATATTATATATAATATATAATAAGATTTTATTTTTAAATACTTTTTTTTAAAAAAAATATTTTCTATATATTTTTTTTAAAGTAAAAATTTTATACTTGATATAATAACGCTAATGTCGGATGTAATTCATTTTCTGCTTGTCTTTTCTTTTCATCTCTAATCTTCTTCTGTTCTACTTTTTTCTTTAACATTTCTTTATACTTTTCTGGTTGTTCTTCTTTAATTTTATTATAATGTGTTTTGTTGTTTTTTCTTGCGTTCTCTTTATGTTCCTTTATCCATTTTTTAGAGCATTCATTAGTGCGTTGTTTTATCTTCAAATATTTTTCAAAACCTTTTTTAATTTCTTCGATGTTATATTCCATACTATATATAATATATAATAGATATTTTTTTAAATAGTTTTTTAAATATTTTTTTTAAATGTTTTTAATAGGCTGGTATATCAGTATTGACACCAAAAACATTAATTTGATTTACAGAACTATCGCCACCAATAACCTGTAATTGTATAGAAAATGTCGCGGTATTATTTGGGACAGATTGAGAGAGAAGAGAATAACCAATACAAACACAGCCAGCAACATTATCGGAAAGAGGGACAAAATTCCAGATGTAAGTTGATGCGTTTTGATATCCTGGAAAATTAAAGGTAATAGGGATTGATTGAGTTCCTTGAATTAATACAGAAGATGAAGGGACATAATTAGTTCCAATTAATCCACCGATAAAACCACTTGCTTGAACATAATTAGCAACAGTTAAAACGTTTGGTTTATAACAATTCATTGGTGCTTGGTCTCCATTATTTACAACAACAATTTGAGTCGCGTTTATAGTTCCCGATGAGCTAATATTTGGGACGGCTAAAATATCATTTCCGCTACATGTAAGAGATACATCATTAGCTCCAGATTCTAAAACAACAGAACCAGTTGAAACAGATGTAGGAACAATAATACTGTTGTTTATTGTCATTGTTGCGTTTGCAGTGCAATACATAGATGCTGAAGCAGTAGCGCTAGCTAGAACAATACCACCATTATTAGAAGCGTTGGAATTAGAAAAAACAACAGCCTCTAAACCACCATAAATATTATAAGCATCTTGTCCAGTTGTATTTAAATAAATATCTGGTGTTGTAATTCCATTTTGATTTAAAACATTAGCTCCAATTGTTGCAGAACTACAATCAATAGCTACACCATTTAAAGTAATACCAGTTTTAGAACTTGAAAAATTAGCAGATGATGGAACATATCCAGAAACACCAACATATTGAGAATTATCAATAGTTAAATTAGAAAGTGTTAAATCTTGATTAAATAAAGTTTTGTCAGACATCTTTTATATATAAATATATAATATATTTTTTTTTATAATATTTATAATTTTTTAATTATAACATATATAGAAATTTACAGCTAAATAAGGCGGTGAAATATTAACACCATTTAAACCACTTACTGAATCTATAGATTGAATATTTGAACCGGTATTATTTATAATAATTCCTGTCTCATTATAGGTTGTTGTAGAAGTTTCACGTGGTAAAACACAACTATAAGAATTTGGAGGTGGTAATAAAAGCGGATAAATAACTTCACCTATTTGTGTAGTATGAAAATGTCCCTCATCTGTTATAGTGTGATTATGTTCAGGAACTTTATCCAAAATTGGCGGAACAGAAGACGATGAACCACCAAAAAAACAACTTGGTGAAAATGTGTTATTCGCTCCTGCTTGATTATTACCCGTTGCAAAATTAGAAACGGGACAATTTAAAGCATTTTGTCCATTTGCTCCAATCGGAAAAGCAGACTGAAAATTCGGAAGATTAAAATTTATTGTATCGCCCCCGTATGTATTGCCGATTACATTATATAAATTTTGATAATTTGCAACTGGTAAAGATTGCCCATTACATAATAAATAATTTTCTGGTGTGATTGTAGATAGAATCATTTTTATACTTCCAATTTTTCGGACTGAAATAGAACTATTTTGAATAGTCGGGTTTCCTGTAAAATTAACATTATTTGAAATTGTTGGAACTGATAAATTATTTGTTAAATTTAAATTTGGACCTGATAAAACACCTGTAAAAGTTGGATTATTAACGGGTAAATAATTTACTATAACGCTACTACCCAATTTTGAACATATTTTAAATTTGCTATCAAACTTAAATTATTTTGTGTTATTGGTTGATCAGTAGCTATAGTATTATTAAAAAATTCTTGTTGTAAAACTTGTTGATTTATTCCGCTATGATATGACATATATAATTATATTATATAAAAATTAATTATAACATATAAAATAAAAAACGCTCAAATATGGAGGTGTTAAATTAACGCCAGTTAATCCACTTACTGAATCTATAGATTGAATATTTTCACCTGTGCTATTTATTACAATATTTGTTAAAGCGTCATCTGTATTATATGGATTTGGAAAATTTGAAGATAAATATAAAGTTGAAAATGGTCCGGCGTATGGTGGTTGTCCAATTTCAATATCAACATTATTACTTTCTGCGTAAGGTTGAATATGTGCATGTGTCGGGTCGGTTATTGTGTGGTTATGTTGTGATATTTTATATATTACTGGAGCAATAGGAGACGAAGCCCCACCAAAATTTGAAGAAGTTGAAAAATTACCGCCGTTAAAATTAGACGCCGGAACAGTTCGGGATAAACTAGTTATTGAACCATTACCACCAATCGGAAAACGTGATGAAAAATTTGGCAACGTGAAAGTTGTCGCTGTTGATGCCCCGTAAATATTACCTATTATATTATATAATTTTTGATATTGTGAAATTGAAACAACTGAACCATCACATAAAATATAATTAGGAGGAGCTATATTATTAAATGAAATTTGTATTTCCCCAATAATATTTTTTTCAATCTGAATATTATTTATGGTTGGAATATTTAAAAAATTTGTATCAGATGAAACTGATTGAATTGATGAACTATTATTTAAATTTAAAGTTGAGCCGGTCATAGTTCCGGTAAAAGTAGGATTATTTACAGTTAAAAAATTATTTAATATATTCATCCCCCAATCTTGAACATATTTAAGATTAGCCATGAGACTTAAATTAGTTTGTGTTATTGGTTCATCTTGTGTTGAATAATTATCAAATAATATTTGATCAAAAATTTTATTATTTAATCCAGAATGATAACTCATATAATATATATTATTAAAAAATATTTTTTTATATTTTAATATTATAAATGTCATCTAGAACAATTTTAGATAATAATTTTGCTTTCAATAATTTGAGTGTTAAATCGCTTATATTTGGTGATAATTCAAAACAAATAACCGCTTATACAGGAACACCAACACCAACACCAACCAATTACTTATATGATGTTTCTTTAAATCTATCATGTTCAACCGGTTCAGCCAATCTACAAAATAATTTAATAATTTTAAATTCTAATCTTTCAACAAGTTCATTATATTTTTATGATGCTAGTAATAATCCTATTAATAATTTTTTAATAACTTTTTCTAATACTTTTACAAGTGATTTAATAATAACAATTTTAAATAATATGACTATAAAACCTATAAATCCCACATCTGCATTCTGTTATATTATAAATAATAATGATGGTAATCTAACTTATGGAACTATTAATTTATTAACTAATGGCAATTTAACTATCAATTTTAATAATATACAAATTCAATCAACATCAACATTTACAATTTATTTATCAACTTTTAATTTTATTTGAATAAGCCCGATAATTAACATTTAATTTTTTATTTTTTTTTAGTAAATTGAATGAGGTATTTTAAAAATAGGGGATTTATTAGGAAACTTATTTTATATATAAAAAGAAAACCAATAAATCCCCTAAAAAAAAATTACCTCTTTCAATTTACTAAAAAAAAATAAAAAATTAAATGTTTATTTTTTTCGCCCTCATAATTATATATATAATGGATTATATGGTATCATCTAACGATTTAAAAAATGTTTTAGGGGACGATTTAAAGATTATAAGTTTTAGCCAATTAAAAAATTATAAAAATATCTATGAACTACTACCAGAGAAAAAAGATTATTGTGTCATTTTTTATACCGATGATATAAAAAATGGTGTTAATATTGGTCATTGGACTTGTTTATTGAGATATAAAAACTACTTTGAATTTTTTGATTCTTATGGATTAACAGAAAATCAAGAATTAAAATTTATTTCACCAGATAAAAAAAAGAGATTTGGAGAAGAAACAGATTATTTATATAAATTATTAAAACCAGTTAAACACGATTATAATCATCATGATTATCAAGCATGGAATGATCACACGACGACATGCGGGAGATGGGTTATTCTTAGAATTTATTTATTTAAAAAGGGGATTATAACACAAAATCAATTTTATGATTTTATCATGAGGAAAAGATTAGGCGGAAAATTTAAAAGCTTTGATCAGTTAGCAGTATATTATACTGATTAAATATTTTTTATATTTAAAAATATATAAAAAATATCTAAATTATATATATATAATGTCAAGAGAAATCACACAGACTAGTAAAGATATCTATTCTAAAAATCTTATTAGATTGAATGATGGGGAACCAATAAAAAATTATAATTTTTTAAAAAAAGTAGATGATATAATGGCTAAGATAGACCATTTAAAACCAAATTCAAAAAGAACATATTTAATAAGTATTGTCTCAACATTAAAATCTAAACCTGAATTAAATAAAATTTATAAAATTTATTATGAAAAAATGATGAAGATGAATAAAGAATTAAAAGAAAATAATTCTAAATCAGAAACACAGAAAGAAAATTGGATTAGTCAAGATGATGTTCAAAAAATTTATAATGAATATGAAGAAAAATATTTACCTCTTCTAAAATTAAAAAAAGTAAATGAAAAACAATGGAATGACATTTTAGATTTTGTAGTTTTATCTTTATATGTTCTACAACAACCAAGACGAAACAAAGATTATCAATTAATGAAAGTTTTAAAATCAAATAAAGATTTAGAGGAAAATTATAAAGAATATAATTATTATTTACCAACAGAAAAAAAATTTTGTTTTTTCAATTATAAAACTGGTCATACTTATCATTTACAAGAAATAGATGTTTGTGATAAATTACAAGATATATTATTACTTTACTTAAAATTACACCCTAATAAAAAAACTAAAAATTATTTTTTATTAGTTGATTATGATGGTCAGCCATTAGAACAAGTTAATGATATAACAAGAATTTTAAACCATATTTTTAAAAGAAAAATAGGTGTAAGTATGTTAAGAAATATCAGTTTGAGTAGTAAATTTGGAGATACTTTAAAAAAATTAGAAGAGTCTGCTAAAGAAATGGGTACTTCTTCAAATGTTATAATGAATCAATATGTAAAATTAGATGATAAAAAATAATATTATTATATATTATAATGACATTATCAAAAAAGGATTTAATAGAATTAATATTATTAGGATTTAAAAAAAATAAAAAACCTAAAAAAACTAAACCAAAAAAAGAAGAACCGCTACCAGAATATTATTCTAATTCTGAAGATGAAGAACCGCCACCAGAATATTATTCTAATTCTGAAGATGAAGAACCGTTTTATTTTAATAAAGGAACAATATATGAAAATGAATCAGAATCAGAATCAGATAGTGATGAAGATTATTTAAATTTACAAGATTTAAAAACAAAAAAAGATGATGATGATGATTTTTATTTTTTCAAAGAAGATTATAATAAAGATAATGATAACGATTTTGGAATTGGTCCACGAAATTTAAATTTAGATTGGTTTGATTTAGATAGTGAAAATGAAGAAAACGAAGAAAGAGATTATAATTATTTAAAAAAAGAATATGAAAAACAACAAGAAGATAAAAATTTTGGATTAACTCCGACAAAATTAGATTTAGATTTACATGATTTAAATTTTGATATTGGTGATACATTTGGAGAAGGTAAAATGTCAATCATTCAGTCTGTTCTAGTTCCTAAATCTAAATTTACTAAAAAAGAAGCTATTAAATACGTCAAGAAACATTTTAAATTTAGAAAGATAGATGAAAATCAGAGAAAGAATTTTTATTCATTTAGACAATTTGACCCAACTAAAGGCAGTAAATACTCAACTAAAGTTCTAAAAAATGGCGTTGAGTTAGTTTTAGAATATAAACCAAAAAAAGGCGGGTCATTATCTGTAAAAACTATTTATAAAAGTATAAAAAACGGTTATAATTACCCTAATATAGAAAATTTAGATGATTATCAATATAATAAACATGGAAGTGATAAAGAAATTCAGTTATATGTAAATCATAAAGACAAAAAAATAATAATTAATTTTATTGGAACATATCATTTTTTAGATTGGTATAATAACTATAAATATGTTAAGGGACAATATACAATTACAAAAAGATATAAACGAGCAAGAGAAGCATTTATAAAAATAACAGATGATTATCCAGATTATAAAGTTGTTTTGATTGGTCATTCTCAATCTGCCGTTATAACTAGATTATTAAATCAAGAATTCCCTAATAGAATTTTTGAAGTTATAAATTTAAATGGGGCAAACCTTGGAGAAAAAGAAAA